CTGCGTTGCCCGTCGGTGCCCTGCCAGGCGTCGAGGGCGAGGGTTCCGGCGAGGGTGATCCGGTCGCCTCGGCGTACGGCGTCGGCGACGGTTTCGGCGTCGCGTTCCCAGAAGTCGGCTCGGATCCACAGGGGCTCGCCGTCGTCGTCCCAGTCCCCGGCGGGGGTTTGTTTGCGGGGGGTTGCGGCGACGCTGAGCGTGCACACGGCTTTGCCGGTCTGGGTGTACCGGATTTCGGGGTCTTGCCCGACGTTGCCGGTAACGGTGACGGTCGCGGTCATTTGGTGTTCTCCTTCGTGAGGTCGGTGCCCAGGTTTGCTAGGCGGGTGGTGATTCCGGCGGGTGCCGGGGCGGTTTGAAGCTGGGGGGCGGTGGCTGGGAGCCCGGCATGTTGGCGGGCTTTGGTGGTGGCTTGGTCACGGTTGCCGGTGGTGGCGGCGGCGCGGGTCCAGGCTTGCCGGTAGGCGAGTTCGGCTCGGACGTTGCCGCCGAGCTCGGGCGGGATCTCGGGGCCGTGGGATCCGGCGAGGGCCTGCTTGAGGTTGCGGCGCTGCCAGGCGGCGACGGCGGTCCACAGCTGCCGGGGCCGGATGAATCCTTGCTCGGCGTCGACGCTGAGCTGGAGGACGGCGGCCGCGACGGCTTGGAAGGTCCATGGGGCCTCGTTGTGCTCGTGGACCCACAGCTTGAGCGAGTCCAGCCAGTCCTCGTGCATGCCCGGCCGGTAGACGAGAAGCCCGAGGTTTTCGGCTTTCGTGAGGATCACGCTCATGCCCTCGGCGTCGATCGGCGCGGTCGGGGCGATTCCGGCGGCGGCGGCTTGCGTGCAGATGCGATCGAGGATGCTCATGCGGCGTCGCCTCCTGCGGGGCCGAGTAGCAGCTGGGTGGGGGCGATGGCTTCGCGGGCGAGGCGTTCGGCGCGGGAGCGCTGGAAGTCTGCGAGGGCGGCGCGTTGCCCTCGGGACATGAGCGCTGTTGTCCCGTCGGCGCGACGGCGGGGGGCTTCCATGGCGAGGCGGAGCTGGTCGTAGCGCTGGCGCAGCTTAGGCAGGGCGAGAACGTTTTTGCGCCAGAAGTCATCCTCGACGAGCCACTCGCAGAGGGCCTGGATCTCGGGGACGGTGCGTCCGTCGCGGTCGAGCATGAGCCGGGCTGCTCCCCGCCAGGCCTTGGTCACGCGCCCGCGTTTGACGCCTCGGGCGGTGAGGGATGCCTGGAAGGCGTCGATCACGGCGTCGACGTCGGGGCGTGGTTCGGGCTCGGGAGCGGGTGTGGGTGTCTCGGCTGGTTTCGGCTCCGAAGGCGAATCCTGAACGTTTAACGTAGTAGATACGTCAGTATCTACTACATATATATTCTTATTCTTATTCTTACCATTGCAGTTTGCATTGCTGTTTGCATTGCAGTCTGCATCGGAGTTTTTTTGAGACCATCTGTTTTCAGCCTTTTTTCTGCCTCGCTCGGAGGCTTCTTTCCGGGCTTTCGCGGATGTCTGATAGTCGAGATAGTCGTGTACTTGCGCCAGTCCGCCGGGAAGGTTCTCCCAGAGCCCGCTATGGAATAGTGCGTCTACGGATTCCTCGTATACACACCTTCCTATGCCTTTGACTGCTGCGACCAAGAATGTGCCGTCGGTCATGTTTTGGGCGCTGTAGAGGATGCTCACCAAATGTAGGTGCATTGCATTCTGCAATGCCAACTGCATTGCTGTTTGCATTTCGGCTTTGGTCGCGCCGGGCATGGCGGACTGGAAAGCTTCTCTCAGGTAGGCGTCCACGGCGTACCATTTCGGAGACTGAGCCCACAGCACGTCGATCTTCGCGTACGGCCTAGTCACTTGTATTCCTCCGTTCCAATTCGTGCGAGGTAGGCGCTCATGATCTTGGCTTCCCGGACCGTGAGATCCGGGGACGGGTACTGAAGTTCGTCGTAGAAGTCCTCCTCTACGTGCGCGTTCTCGAAGTCGTCCCAGGAGAAGTAGTAGTCCTGGTTGCGACGCCAGTAGAGGGCGAGGGCCTCCTCGCATTCCGGGCAGGTTTTGTCTTCCCAGAGGGTTCCGGCGTCGACGGTCTTTTGGACTAGATACTCCACTCCTTTCGAAATGGTAGTCCCGCAGAGCGAGCACCGTACCTTTCCTCTTGACTTGCGTCGCCAAGAATCAAGAATCGTCATGGTTGGTATCCCGTTCTTTGTCGTCTTTTGCGGCGCGGCGGCGTCGGAGGAATGCGGCGCAGCGGATCCCAGAATAATTGGGCTCACCTTGCCAGTTCTCCGCATACCGCACCATCGCCTCCACGTCGGGCATCGGAGTGTCGTATCCCCGCATTTCTAGGGCGAGGGTACGGCAGTAGATGCAGAACGTCCCGTCGTCGTCCTCCACGCACATGTCGTCCCGAATCCCGCAGTAGTCGCATTTAGGCATGGTTTCTATCTCCTGTGAGTAGGGCGGCGAGGTCTCCTAGCCGCATGGTCACGTATTGTTCTTCCGGCGCGGTTTTTCCGCGTCGTTTGTGGACGACGATCCCCGCCAGCGCGTCGTCGTTCCCGCGCTCGGTCTCGGCTTCGGCGAGCCAGCGAGAGAGCTCGATCCGGGTGGTGTTCTTGCATTCGAAGACGAGGCGTCCGCCCATATGCTGGGCACCTCCGATGTCGCCACGGTCTTTCGCCCCATGGCGGGGACGCCGGTCGATCCGGTCGTCCCCGAGGGCGTCACGTAGATAATCCGCGACAAGACGTTCGAAGCTAGAGCCCGCCTTCTTAGCGGACTGACGATTTCGAGACATGGCGCGGGACTCCTTTCTTGTTTTCGAGCGGTCGTTTGTGCACGAAGCGGTGTGCAAGCGGGATGAAGACTGCGCCGCAATTGGGGCAGCTGTACCTGGTTTTCCCGCCTGGTTTGTCGTACCCGAGGTAGAATCTTCGTCCGCAGAACGCGCACGCGATCGTCTTGGTAGATATCCATCGGGAATCCACGAATTCGCCCGTGTATGGGTCTTCCACGTATAGGCATTCGGGCGGAAGCATTGGGTCGTAAGATTGCATTTCAAACCTGACGGGCGGCAACTTACGCTTCCGAATCGAGACAGAGTAGCTCATCATTCGCCTTCCTTAACTGCTTCCGCCATTTCGGCTAGGATGCGGATAGCGTAGGTTGCTTGCTGTGGGACCACCCCATTGCCCAAGATTTGGAGCTGTTCGCGACGGGATAGCCCAAGTTCCGGGGCGGTCACCCATTCTTCGGGGAGGCCCATCATCCACTCGACGAAGCTCGTGGAAAGCCGGCCGTTGTCGTCGGTGAGGTACGGCGCTTCACGAAACGCTTTCTCCCAACGCACGATCCCGCGAATGTACGGGATAATCCCAGGTCTGCCGCCGTGCACAATGTCATAGAAGGAGCCGCTTCCAGAGAACTTGGGCGACTTGCGTCCGTCCATCTGTGAGGACGTCGGCGTCGGCAGGAGCCTCAGCTCTTTTCCACTACGTCCGCTAGATTCGGTGAGTGTCCTCCCGCGCGACGTTTTTGAGGGCATTGGCTGCCACCGTTGGTACAAAGGTTCGCGGTTGGAGTCGGAAGCAGCAAGGAAGAGCCTTGCTCTCCGGTGTGGGGCTCCGACGTCGCTAGCGCGTACAATCGTCCACCACGCATCATACCCATAGGAGGCAAGATCTCCGAGTACACGTCCGAGAGCCCGGATAGCAGGTCCACAGCCGTGGACTCCCAAATGTCCCTCGCTGGATTCCAGAAGGCTAAAAGCCGACGCCGATAGCGCCCCATAGACGTTCTCCCAAACAATTAGATGTGGACGTAGGATGTTTATCGCGCCAAGCATTGATTCCCACAGGCCGGACCTGGTTCCGGGGTGCATGCCGGCGCGGCGTCCTGCTAGGGAAAGGTCTTGGCAGGGGGAGCCTCCGACGAGGACGTCGACGGGTTCGATTTCGCACCAGTTGATTTGGGTGATGTCGCCGAGGTTGGGCGCGTCTGGTTCCCTGACTGGTAGGACTTTTCTCGGGCCGGGGGCGACGTCGGAGCACCAGAGGACTTTTGATTCCTCGTTGAGGGCTTCTGCTACTCCGATGTCGAGTCCGCCGTAGCCTGTGAAGAGGGATCCGATCGTGTAGCTCATTTCTCGGCCTCTTTTTCGTCCCTGTGGCACTTGGGGCATCGAATGGATCCCAATTTGCCGCACATTGCCGTGTAGGGAGCGCTTTTGCCGCATTTCCCGCAACGCACGTATGAGGGGGACGGGTTGTGCGGTGAGTGTTGGTCGTACCCGCAGTTCGGGCAGGGGGAGGGAGGCTTAATCTCGTAGTCTGCTATCCACTCGGGCACGGTTGCGATTGGCATTCCGAGGGATGCGGCCCAAGACGCTTCTAGGAGAGCGCCGGGAGACGTTTGCCAGTCTCCGAGCTGTGCGATGCCGTTGGATTCTGAGATTTGCCGCATTGCTACCCTCATGTAGTCTAGCCAGGTCGCGTTGGGGCCGAGATCGGTGCGTGCGGGGTTCACGACGTCATAGCCGCGCCGCTTGAGCACACTTTCTCTTTTGTTGAATGCTTCCCGGTTGTGGTCGGGTAGCCCGGTCATAGGGCCGGATAGGTAGAGTTTCACTTCGCTTCTCCTTTTGCAGATGCCCAAGCTTGAATCGCTTCCAGCGGATGAATGTTTTCCAGCGTTTCTGGTGCGGATTCTTCAAACGTGAACTCGCCAGACAAACATGCTGGCAAGATTTCTTCCGGTAAAACGGGTATCTCATCCGCGAAAACAAGTCCGCGAACTCCGTTGCTTCCAGCAAGGACTACTTTCTTTTCGTCTTTTTTGATACTGACGTAAGAAAGGCCCTCCCCGAATGCGAAGATTTCTTCCGCCCAACCATTTGTTTCGCAAGCATTGGCTAGCGAATGGATCAATTTAGTACAGTCGTTCATTTCCTGTTTTCCTTTCAGATTCCGATTGGCAGAGGGACGTCGATCGGCTTGGAGATGCGGTCGAGGATGAGCGGGAGGTACTGCTCCTCACGCTCAACGGCGATGCAGCGCATGCCCTCAGCGATGCACGCCTCGATAGTGGTGCCGGACCCGGCGAAGGGCTCGAGGATGGTCGCGCCTTGCGGGGCGACAAGGCGGACGAGCCAGCGCATGAGATCCAGCGGTTTCACGGTCGGATGCTGGACACCGCCGACCTTCGGACGCTCGGCGCTGGACGCCTTCGCCTCGTACCGGAACGCCGGGAAAAACCGGCTTGCGCCGCCAGAGTCTTCGTAGCCAAGTTCAACGTCGCCGCCGGTTGAGCCGGATCCGTACCCGATCCCCCTGCGGCGGAGCGTGTGCGGTTTCGCGTCGGAGAGATCGCCGGTTTGCGAGTCGAGCTCGTCGGCGGCCGCGACGTCGAGGGCGACGTTCGTAGGCCACCTGCCGTCCGGGTGTGCGTGCGAGTCGGCGTACCCGTATTCGCCGTACACGGCGGCTTCGACCTTGTGCTTGCCGAATCCTCCCATCCCGTCGATTGCTGCGGCGTCGGCGTCGGACATTGCTACGCGTGTAGCGTCGATGTTGAGCGCGCCGACGCCGTGCGTGAGCACGTTATCGGCGACCGATCCGGCGATGGGTTTGCGGGCGACCACGCACGGCTCGAAAGCAGGCTTGAGCGCCGTCCCCCAGCCTGCCCATGTGCGCTCAGCCTCGCGGTCTTTCTTGCCGACGGCTTTTCCGACGTCGAGACTCTTGGGAAAGCCTTGCCCGAAAAGCCAGGCGATCGTGTCCCTCACCTCGAAACCCGCGAGCTCGATCCCCATGCCGAGCTGGTGGTAGCAGCGCGGGGAGCCGAAAGCGAGTAGGTGACCGCCCGGCTTGAGTAGCCGGTAGCACTCGGATGTCCATTCCTTAGACCAGTTCATGAACGCCAAGGAGGCTTTCAGGGAGCGGTTATACCGTCCGGCTTCGGCGGCGAGGGAACGGTAGCCGCCGTTGGGGCCGCCGACGCCCTCAGGCATCGGCGAGGTCGCCTTGCCCCGCTCCTGCCGCTTCACGATATCCGCACCGTCCCATGACTCACCCATGAAACGGATCCCGTAGGGCGGATCAGTGACAACGGCGTCGACGCTGCCGTCGGGCAGCTCCCGCATGACGTCGATGCAGTCGCCGTGGTAGACGTCGGCGAGCTCTTCGCTGTAGAAGGGTTTCATGCAGCTAGATCCTCCCTTTCGACGCGGCGGCGGTCGAGGCGCTCCTGCGGGGTCTCCCCAGCGAAAATCCCCTGAATGAAGCTCACGTCCGGGATATTCGTCTCGATACGGTCCGTGTATTCCCGGCATTCGTCGAAGACCGGGCATTCGGCGCAGACCCGCCGAGCGGGAGTGGCGGACTTGCCCTTCTCTGGGAAGAAAAGGTAGGTGCCAATCTGGCGGCAGAGCGCGCCTTCCTGCCAGTCTTCGACGGGCGGGATGAGATCGAGGAGGGTGGTCACTTGCCGGTCACCTCCCCAGTTTTGGGGTTGACGCCGGTGAGGTCGGCGGCGGTCACGGTCGGCGTGCGGGGGAAGGCTTCGTCGACGCGGACCTCGCCTTCCCTGATCGAGTTGTAGACGATCGCCATGTCGGCGATGTCCTTCTGTGTCCATTCGGCGGACGGTGCGCCTATCTTGTCTTCGAGCCTCTTTTTGGACACGCCGAGTTCTTCGAAGGCGGCGATCATCCCGGCGCGGCGCTCGGCGACGGTCTTCTCGCTGCCGCCTTTCTGAAGGGTTTCGTGACATTTCGCCATGGCCTGCTCGGTGAAAGACTTGGGGAGGACGTCGAAGATCATCTCACGCAAGCGGCGTGCGCCCATACTAGTATTGTTCTCCTGTATCTCTGTGGTGGATTTGAGCATTTTGGCTTTATCGCCGGGGCGTCGGTGTTCCACGATGAAAGTCGCCTCCGAGCGGATGTTGCTTTCGAGATCCCAGGCGAAGGCGACCATCTCGGACTGGCCCGCCTCGCGGCGAAGCTCTTTTAGGCCGAATGTGATGTTCCCCCAGGCGCGGGCGAGCTGCTTGGCAAGGTGGACGGTCGGGCCGGTGACCGTGCCACCGCGCTTGATATTGAAGAATGCTTTTTCGGCGAGCTCAATTTTCGAGCACTCCTCCAATGCGCGGGCGAGGGCGGCGGCTTCGTCGCGGGGGAAGGCACGGGCCGTCTGCGCGGCGGCCTGCACGTCGGCGATCGCGCGGGTCTGCTCGATCGTGGTGGCCTGCGAGGTGGCGCGGGCGACCGGCGAGACTGAAACGGCGGGGACGATAGGGTTATTCATTGTCGATGTATTCCTCGGTGAGGGTCTTTTCTGACCAGGCGGGTAGGGGGACGACGGTCGGCTCCGGCGTGTAACCGGGCCATTCGTCGGTCTCGGTGCAGCGCCTCCAGGTGAGGCGTGCTTTGCGATTCATTGCGTCGGCGAGCTCGATCGCGGTCTGGTCCACGACGTAGACGCCGACGAGATAGGGCGGGGTCTTTTCCTGCGCTATGAAAACGAAGGCCGGATCCCGCCCGGTGAAATGCTTCACAGCATCCATGTACCAAGCCTGCTGGCAGTGGTACCAGAAATTGCCGAGGGACTTCGCGAATCCGGCGGGACTCGCGTCCACGGTTGTCTTGTAGTCGATGAGGAGCGACCAGTCCGCCGTCGCGAGGTCTGGGCGTGCCCTGCACGGGACGCCGGTGGCGGCGTCCTGCCAAAACAGGGACGCTTCCCGAACGAGGTCGGTGCGCGTGATCAGCGGACCGACCACGGGATGATCAAGGCATGCGAGATGCATGTCCGCGACCTGCTCCCATTCCTTCGGCAGCAGGGGGGTAATCCCTGCATCGAGGAGCGAGTCACGCTCCGCGCGGGCGTCCTTCGACCGGTACGAATCCCATTCCAGCCGTTGAACATCCGCCCCGGCGGAAAGGATCGCCGTGTGAGCCGCGTGCCCGAGGTTGAACACCGGATTGTAAGCGCCCGGATTGTCCTGCTGGTGACGGAAGAGCGCCGGGGATTTGAGGATCAACCTGGCTCCCGAGGAGGAGAGTGTGGTCTTGTCCGCGTGGTACACGCGGTCGGGCATGTTTTCGACGACGCCTTCCACACCACTCAGCGCGTGTGCGGTCACAGGACAACCCTCCCCTCGACGGGGAGCTTTTCGAGGAGCGGCTTGCCCCACAGGTCCGGCGCGGAAATCCTGCACGGGACAGTGACTTCCACACGACGATGCGCGTGATTAATGAACGCCTTCACCTTGAGTGCCACGGGGGAGAGCCCCCGGGAGGTGGCGTCGACGATCGCACGCCGCTTCGCCTCGCCTATCAGGTCGGCGGATTCCCGCGTCTCGTCCTCGATCGGGAAGTACATTTTGAAAATATCTCCGCTCACGCCGCGTCGCCGCCTTGGTCGTCCCAGATCGCGTCGCCGATCTGGTGGTACAGCTCCTCGGCGTCGCGCCAGCAGATCTGCTGATAGCAGCCGGGAAGCCACGTGAGCAGGATCCCGTCGGGGGAGTCGTTTTCGGCTTCGGGGACGCCGCCAACGGCGGAGAGGACCGAGACGGCGAGCCGCACCGCCTCACGCTTGGTGACCGGGAAAACGTCGGCTCCGAACCGGAACGCAACCTTCCCGTCAGCCGTTGTCTGCACGGCTGTAATCATTTTCAGTTTTCCTTTCCGAGGATGGCGGCTGTCGCGCCGCCGATGACGATGGGGGTGAGGACGGACGCGGCCGCGAGGGCGAGCCCGAGCAGCCCGCCCTGCTCGGCGGCTGCGGTGATCAGCACGGCGAACGACGTCGCCGCCGCTACTCCGGCGAGGGGGTAGAGGATGATTCTCATGCGGCGACCTGCCTTCCGCGCTCGGCGGCGTCCCACACGAGCATCGACGTCGACGCGGAGCCGACGCGGCCCAGCGGGTGTGTAGCCTCGTCGGCGTCCGGGCCGAGCAGGTGCCAGTAGCCCTCAGGTCCGAACCACTTCTCGGCGATCTTCCGGGCGTGCGCCTCCGAGGAGGCCCAGATCTCGACCCAACCGTCAGGGGAGACCGTGTACGGCATCCGCGCCGTCGGCGGGACGAAAGCAATCCTGAACTTTTCCACGGTCACGCCTCCTCGACGGTCTCGAGGATGGAAACCTGCCCGCCAGGGAAGCGGGAAAGATCGACATTGTTCGCTGGGTGCAGGTTGCACCAGCGGTCACCGTAGGTCGCGAAAGCAGTCTTCCGCGCCTCCTCTGCGTTGTCGGCGACGATCACGGCGTAGGACCTGTAGTCCTCAAAGCCGAAGAACTCGGCGTGATCCGGCCCGAAGGTGATGATGTACTTGCTCATTTTCGTTTTCCTTATGCGTCTTGGAACGAGGCTCGCCATTCGGCGGCCTGCTCAGTGGTGATGTAAATGCGCCCGTTCCCGGCCCGCTTGGCCGAGAGAGGCGGGTAGGACTCCGAGTCGCCGGCGATACACTTGCGCACCGTCGACTCGCTGAGCCCATGCAGCTTCGCGAATTCCGCAACCGTCATGAGAAGCGGCGCGGCAGATTGGGTGGTCATTTTCCTTCGAGGTCCTTTCCTTCGAGCCATGCTTTCTCGGCGTCGGAGATCCCCTGCGGATCCCCGGGCTTGCGGATCCGATTCACGGCCCGGTTGAGCTTCCCGGACTTGGCGGTGACCCGTACCGGCGTCCCGTCGAGGTAGACGTCCGTCGCGAAGAATTCCCCGTAGGCGGCTTCGAGCCGTTCGGTGATCACCTCGTCGACGTCGAGCGAGAGCGCGTACAGGATCGAATACAGCTCGTGCGGGTTGCACTCCGCAGCGGCTCGGCGCAGATCATCCTGAATCCGTGCAGCAATGTAGATAAGCGTGTCGTCGGGGCGCATTAGGACGCCGCCCCCTCGATCCCGGGGGTGGGCACAATCTGCCCACCCCCGATCAGTCCCCAGCGGCGGGCCGCGCGGGCGATAGCCGCCGCCCCAACCGGGGTGACCTTGAGCGTGTGGTCCACTTCGTCGCCGAATTTCGGGGCCTCATGCGCCGGGATCGGGACGAAATAGTTGGTTTTGTCCGCGTAGGCCGAGTAGCGTCGTCGGAGACGGTAGATCCCGTCCTCGTTCGGGCCGTACGTACGTTTTTCGACGTAGATCCAGCCGTGATCGAGGAGTGCCTGACGGAGGATGCTTTCGCGGATCCCGAGGGACTTCGCGACGTTCCGCACGGTGCGGAGGTCGTCGGCGACGACGAAACAGTCGACGTACTCGGCCTTCTGCTCAAGGGCGGCGATCTGCTCGGCGCGGGCTTCGAGTGTAGCCTGCGCTTCCAGCAGGGCTTTCGCCATGAGCTCCGGCCCGGAAAGCTCCGGCGCGGACTGGTAGCCGCCAGTACGCCGGATCTGCGGGACCACCTCATGCGTGATCCACCGCTTGAACGGCTTCGCGGCTTGCACTTTCGATCCGAGGATCGCTGAGTACAGGCCGGACTCAGAGATGATCAGGATCTCCTGAGTGCCGCCAGGGGTACTCGCTGAGTGAGTACCCTTCTCGTCGTCGTCGAGGCGGCGGGCGAGGTTGTGAGCGTCCCTGTACCCGAGGATCTGGGCGAGGTCGGTGGCGACGAACCACGGCTCGCCGTCTACCGTGAGGGTACGAATCGTGGTACCCTCGTATTGAAAACGGGTGATCTCATTTCCCATTTTCGTTTTCCTTTCTGCCCTCGTCGCCATCCCTGGCGGCGGGGGCGTTTTCTTCTACTGCTTGCAGCAGCGCGGCGGCGAGCTCTCCGACGACACGGGACAGAGCCCGCTTTTCGGCGGCGAGGTAGATCTCCTGCCGCTCGAACAGCGCACGAAGCCCGCGAAGACCGTTTTCTATGCCCTTTTTGTTTGCTCCGAGCCTGAGGAAGAGCTTCCCCATCCGCTTAGCGCGTAGGGCGATTTTCGTCAGCTCGATCGCCTTGGTCCGCTCTTCGTCGGTGAGCACGTCCCACGTGTCTCCAGCGTCGCGTGCGGCCTTATCTTTTGCTCTCATTTCTGTTTTCCTTTCTTGTTTTTGAGTTGTGTGCGGAAGATACTTGCGCATTTTTCCGCTGTTTCCCGGGCGTCCCGGGCGGGGTAGAGCCTCCGCTCGTTCTTTTCAATCAGGGCGAAGAACTCGACGAGGAGCCGCCAGTGAGCGGATTGCAGGAACGTCGACGGTCCCTTGCAACCGGGCCTGAGCTGCCGTGCCGCTTTGTTGGCGCGGATCCGGCGCATGAGCCTCACAGCCCGGCGGCGGTCACGCCTGCTCATTTCGAGCCACGCGCGGCCCGCATAAGCGGCGGCCTCTTCACGGGTTCTCATGCGGACTCCCCGACCTCTGTCCGGCGCATGAGATCCGATGCGCTGGTGCCGAGGATGTACGCAATCCGCACAAGCTCGGCGAGTGTTAGTTCTGTGTGCTCGTGGAGCTTGCGGCTGAGGGACGCGCGGGAGATGCCCGCGCCGTCCGCCAGCTCGGCGACGGTGAGCTTTTTCCGGGCCATTTCGGCACGGATTTCGCTCGCTATGCCCATCTACGAGTCTCCTTTCTTGTGGTGAGTGGTGTGCTCAATTGAGCACGCCGTGTGCGAAGAAGTGTATCAGATCTGATATGGGTAACACAACCCATTGTGTATCCGACTCAGATATGATTCACTGAGGCTATGGGAACGAAGCGGCTAGAAACCTCCCCTATAGAGGAGGATATAATCAGTCAATTTACGCGGCGCATGACCGCCGTCAGCATGAGCGTGCGCGCCCTTGCCGACTACGCGGGGATCTCGCACGGGCGAATCCGCCGCATTCTTTCCCTCGAGTCGCCAGCGACCGTCGGCGAGTTCCAATCCGTTTGCAAAGCCCTCGACCTCGCGCCCGTCGACGTTCTCAAGCTCGCCGAGTGGAGAACCGCGTAAACCAGCCTTCCCTACCGCTCTACGCCGCGAAAACCCCAAAAAACAACCCTGAACCGCCCGAAACACGCACTTCGGGCACAGAGAAGCCCGCCCCTCACACGCACGAGGAGCGGGCTTCAAACTTGCTGTTAGACGGTCCCGTTTTGAATGGCGTCTGCCCATTGCAAATCAACTTGTCGCTGGGCGTTGTACGCCTTGGAATAGGCGTCTGCCTCCTCCCGCATCTTGTCTCCGACGGGATCGTCGTCGGCGAGTTTGGTCGCGTAAGAGACCGCCTGAGCTATCCGCTCGGGCGTCATCTTCACTCCGCAAAGGCGCTCAGTGCAGCTAATGAGGTTAGCTGGGATCTTCGTCCGGTTCTCCATGACCGGCTCGATCCCCTCAACCCGGATCATCATCCCGAGCGTGATCATCGCCCATTGGGCGTCATTCTTCACGTAATCCATTTGTTTTCCTTTCAATCAGTATCCCGCGCGCCCGTCGCACAGGATGATCGGCCCGGGGCCGGGGAACGATCCCGACTACGCCAACCCCGGGCGGGAGGTCATTCCGCCGACTCCGGCGTGTTCGGCGTCCACGGGGACTCTGCCGAGTCCGCCGACCACGGCGAGCGAGGATACTTGGGCGTGACCATCGCCCAAGATGCTTCTATCTCGCGGTAGACGCGCTGCGCCTCCGCCAGGTTTTCCTCGTAGGTGCCGGTCGCCGGGAGGTGCCCGATGCACTCCCCGTCGGCGTAGAGGAGGATATGGGTGGCTCGCTCGCCGAGCGCGGCGTCATACGGCACTGCGAGTCCGAGCGCGTCCGCCGGGAACGATCCAAGGATCTCTCGCTCCCAGCCGTCCAGGCGCTCTTGAAGGTAGCCGGTGAGGCGCACCGCCTCATCGAGCGTCAGGTTCTCCGCCGACGTGCGGACCTTCAGCCCGCGATCGGACTTGATCCAGACCATTTGCATTCCATATGGTCCGTTCAGGTCAAGCTCGATTCTTGGCGTGTACCAGTCTGCACGCGACCGGTCAACGCCTTTGGCATCGGCGATTGCGTAGCCTACAGCTGTTTCGAGGTCGGAGATCCAGCGCTCGGCCTCGTGCGCGGCGGCTTCCGCCGCTTCCGCCGCTTTGAGCGCTTCCCACGCCCAAGGCTTGGGGTACGGAGACTTTTCGAGGTCGCGGGGCTGCTCGCCGCGCTTGTGTAGGTGGACGAAGTTCCCGGCGCGGAGCCGGGCTTCACGGGCGTCCAGGTCTTCCTGGCTCTCGGAGAACCAGTAGCCGCGCACAGCTGGAGTGCGGCGGGGAGAGACGATGTTGAAATCGGGGATGATGGCGGTGGAGTCCATTTGACTTCCTTCCTACGAGTCTTGGTGGAGGGCTTGTCCCTCCGTGTTGACATCTCTAGTCTATGGGTTTGCAACCACCACGTCAAGCCTAAAGTTGTGCAGTAGTTCACGCGTTTGGAGTTGGGGGATGAAGCCCACACTGCTAGACTATAGACGTCAGCGAGGGGGACACTCCCCCACACAGACAAGAAAGGAAAACTGAAATGGAAACCTTATGGGTTGCCGACGAGATTCGCGACGCCGTGCCCGGGGCGCAAATCGCCGAGCATGTTGGGCTCTACCAAGTCTGGGTCGCGTCCCGGTACGTCAACGTCTGGGACGACGGCGCGGACAAGCTTGTGTGGGAGTTTGGCGACGGGAAGCCGTCGTCGAAAACCGACGAGGAGCGCGCCGACGAGGCCGCCGCCTACCTGAACGGCTGGCGCGACGATTACGCGCCGTACAAGTCGCTCGTCGAATTCATTGAGTCGGAAATCGACCGGCAGGGGATCGACGTCGACGCGGACCTCGCGCCGCACATCTGGCGGCGCGGCGACCAGGAGCTCCACATCGACGTCGACGACCTCGCGGCGGGCGTCCACTCGACCAAGATCAAATCGTCCCGGTTTTTCCCGCCGGGCGTCCGCATGGAAGTCTACCCGGGAGGTAGACAATGGGCGAGACAATGCGTGAACTCGCTCAAGTAGAAAAAGCCCCCTCCCATACCGGGAGGGGGCTCTTTTCTATTCAAGTCCGAGCCGGGACGCGAGCCCGTCAAGCGCGGACCGGGCCATGCCGACGTCCACGTGCTGATACCCGGCGGTGGTCACGATCGAGGAGTGTCCGAGAATCGCTTTGATCACCTCAGGGTCCACGTGCGCCGCGAGGAGCAACGTAGCCGTCGTGTGACGGGCCTCGTGGAGCACGTAGTAGACCCACGGGTCCTCAGGCGTGCCAGAGCCGGACTTGTGGACTCCGGCGGCGTCCTGGATAGCCCTCCACTCGCGCTGGTCCGCCTCGGTATCGAGCGGGCGGCCGTCCGGTCGATGCCAGACGAGCCCGGACGCGTCCGCCGGGCGGATCGCCTCAAGCTGCGCCCGCATCCACGGAACGATCGGCGTCGTCCGCCAGCCCGACCGTGATTTGGGGCGGACGAGATGCCACACCCCGTGGAGCCGCCGAGTCTCATACCCCGCCGGGATGCGGAACGTCCCCGCCTCCCGATCCGTATAGCGCAGTTTTTGCAGCTGCCAGGCGATGGTGATCGTTCCGGCGTCAAGGTCTACGCACTCCCACGTGAGGCCGAGCGTTTCGCCCTGCCTCTGCCCCTGCAACAGGGCGGCGACCCATCGGGAGGCGTCCGGGCGGGCGCGCACGATCTCGAGGATCCGAATCGCGTCCTCGAACGGGATCGCCTTCCGAGTGTTGACCGCGTTTTGCGGGGCCTTCGCCAGGAGCGCCCGCTGGGGCACCTCGTGGCCCTCGACGATCGCATCTCTCAAGATTTTTGTGAGCAGCGTGTGCGCCTGCCGCTGCGTCGTCGTCGATTTCCCGGCGGCGTCCATCGTCGACGTCAGCATCCGCAAATCCTGCGGGCCGAGCTGGGCGAGTTTGCGCCGTCCGAGCGTCGGCACGATCCATGTGCGTATGAGGGCAGAGTACGCCTTATACGTGCCCGGTTTCATTGTTTTCTCGCCGCGTTTGAGCCATTCGGTCGCCCATGAGGCGACGTTGGCTCCGGCGCGTACGCCGTCGGGGGTTGCGCCTTCCTTCGCGATCTGCTTCCGCTTGACGGTCAGCTTGTCCCAGCAGCGCGCCTTGTCTTTGTCGGTGACGGTGACGCGGCGGCGTGTGCCGCGAGCCGTCCATCCGGCCTCGAGCACGCCGACCCATCGGTCGTCGCTTGTGCGGTGGTAGAAGCTGCCCTCGCCGTGGGGCAGCCGGTATTTGGGCCTCGCCATTTCCCCTTCCTTTCTTTTAGCCATTCTTTTAGCCATTGTGGGCGTACCCTCAGCGTATCACCACGGCGTTTCGCAATGCCAAAAGGGATATCTTTTGGCGTTATGTCGCGGTTCTGCGCGGTTTTAGTCTATCGTATGGGTTTATGACCGATATAATCCCTATAGCGTTTGGAAGTTTCATCATCTACCCCATTAAATTTGGCACACTCTCGGGAATGGTGCAACGAACATTCCTTCTATCGCTACAGTCACGAAACCGCCCATTTTTAGCCAGTCTTTTAGCCGAACTGCACGAAAGCGGTACACGATTGTGCTGGCGGTAGTGTGGGGGTAGTGCTGGGGCTTTTCGTAACGGCGTGACGTGTGCCACTTTTCGCCGCAAAGGTTTGACGTACGTACATCACGCCTGTAGACTAGAAGTGTCAGCAAGGGGGACGGTCCCCCAGCGAGACAGAAAGGAAACCGATCAAGATGATCACCCACGACCTGGAAACCACCCTCAGGATCCAAAAGAACAACTACGGCTACGCCACAATCACCAAGGAAGGCGAAGGATTCCGAGTCCGTCGCCATACCGTTGAACCTGATAGGTGCGGGAAATACGAATTCACCATCCAAGAAGGATGGGTAGTCGCCACCGAAGAAGAAGCGATGGAAATCGCCAACAAGTTTGCGGAAGTCTCTGGCGCTCCCCGACGCGCCCCGCAGAGAAAATACTGCCACTTCTGCGGACTGCCGCTGCCCAAGAGCGGGCGATGTGATGAATGCGGCCCACAGATCGAGATCGAATTCTGACAGGCGGAAAGTCCCCGCTCGAAATGGCGGGGACAGAAAGGAAAACACAATGTCTTACGTTTCAGAGAAAGTCGAGGCCTGGTGGCGGTCGCGCGGCGGACGCCCCGGACTCGAAGGTCCTCTCACCGAATGGGCCGAGGCCCGCTTCGCGGAACGGCAAGCTGGGGACGAGTACGCGAAGACCCGCGTCGTCATCGTCGGCGAAGACGGGCAGATACAGGCTACCGGAACCAACTACTCACACGTGATCTGGGAGGGACAGGACGGCACCTACATTGATATGGGCGACGGCGGGGATCTTCTGATCCTCGGACGCGCCCGAGCCCAGCTGGAAAGGAGGCACGGCGTGCGGAACGTCGTCGCCACCTACTGGGATCTCTGCTCGGGACAATCCGAGCGGGCAAGGAAGCGCGAGCTCGCCGAACTCAAACACTAAACGAAGGAAGCGGGGGAGCCCTAGGGCTCCCCCGCACTACAGAAAGGAGAACAAATTGTCCATGACCGGCGCAACGCTCGCCTTCCGGCGGCGGGCGATGGGCATCCCGAAAGGCCACGTCGCCGCCAGGCTCGGCGTGTCGAAGGACACGCTCGCCGACTGGGAGGCGGGACGCGTCCCCGTCCCCGACGACGCCGCCGAGTCCGTCACCAAATGGTGGCGGCGATTCGTCGACCGGGTAATGACTGGGATCGACGGGACGCTCGACATGCTCTTCGAAGAGGGCGAAGACGCGTGCGAGGGCGTGACCATCCACGCCTACCGCACGCCAGAAGCGCACGCTGCGGACAACGGCGACGGCGAGACGCTTTATGAGCACTCCGCCGTCGTCGCCGCGATCATAACCGGACTTGCGCTGCACGACGTCGCCGTCCGGGCCGAATGGAAGGAGAATATTAAATGAGCGATGCTGCCGCGCTCGCGGACGTCGCCGCGAGCTACAGGGAGGCCCAGAAAGCCGCCGACGACGCCAAAGCCAAGCTCGCGCTGCGCGTGCAGCGTGCGTGGCAGGGGGGGCAGACGGCGACGGAGATCGCCGAAGTGATCGGCGTCCACCGGCTCACCATCGGCAAATGGGTGGCTGGGCTGAGGAGCGAGGGAGGGCTCTCGGAGAACGACGTCGCCGAGCTGCGCGGCGTCGTCGATCGCCCGGCGGAGTGGTCGGCGCTCGTGCGGCGGATCGTTGATCGGAGCCGTGGTGTGTCGATCGCCGACTGTTCGCGTGCTTCGGAGATCTCTGTGGAGGCCGGGTATGCCCGCCTTCACGATTATAAGTGACCCGCTCCACACCTACAGGCTTGCAGCGCGTACTGCAAGCCTGTAGACTAATAGTGTCAGCAAGGGAGAAAGCCTCCCGGCAAGACGGAAAGGAAACCGATCAAGATGGAAACCACAAAGACCACAACCGCAGGTGAACTTCTTAACCAAATGTGGGACAAGATCACCGAATACGTGCGCAGGATCGACGCCAAGAAAGGCGTACGCCTCAACAGCTTCGAATCATGGCTCTTTTGGGAGCTGACAACGAAACAGCGAAAAGGTTTTAGAGTCATAAAGGCTCTGGCGATCATGCGCCTTAAGGAAGAAAAATTGGCCTCATTCCGGGAGGACCGGATGGGTCTTAAGTGGATGATGCCGGTCCGCTAAACGCCCCACAAATAAAAGCAGAGGGGGGACCCAATGGGTCCCCCCTCGCAGTCAACGCACTAGGATTTCAGGTCCTAGCAGTCGCATAAACCCGGTACAGCACGCACCGCCGCGCCGGGAGCTAAAACACCATCTGGTGCACTCCAAAGCATAACAGGCGCTCGCGAGCTAGTCCAGCCCGCCCTTCTCCTTTATGCGGTTGATCCGCTGGTGCAGGAGCTCATGCTCCCGCGCCGACTGCTCCGTGAGCTGCTGAACGTCCCGGCGCAGCATGTCGATCTGCGTCTCGTTCCGCGTGTCGCGATCTGCACGGTCGCGCCGCTCCTCGTCATGCTTTTTCGCGTGATCCTCGCGCCATTGGGTATCTTTCGCGTCCGATTCGTCAATCGAGAACTGCACTCTTTCCAGCCCGGCAATCACTCGGTCAAGATCATCGCGCAAGTTCGTTTCGTGCGTGTTGTTCACCTGGACGGCGGCAGACTCGGCGGCCGTAGCCGCTCGGGCCACGTCCGCCTTCGTCTCCTCATGCGAGGCTTGAAGCCGGGCGAGTCCCCGGCGGACCAGCAACCCGCCCCAAAGCACAATCCCAGAAAAAAGCGAGACCATACCGCCGATAAACTCGGGATTCGCCAGCAGTTTTTCCATGAGACTCACCCGGCGTCGCCTCACTCGCCCAGCGTGCGCGGCTCGATATCCCCCGGCTTCTTGCCCGGGTTGATCGCCCGCTCGATCCCGTCAAGGATGCCGGAAGGCTTCAGCGCCGAGAACGCGGTTTGCCCGGCGATCGCCACCGTCAGGAGCACGCCCGCGATCGCCTGCCACTTGGCAGGGTAGGACTGGGCGAAAAGAACTCCAGCCGTGACGACGGCATAGAAGATCCCGGCGACGGCTGTCTTCGCCTTCGCGGACCAGCCCACGCGGTTCAGGACCGCGATAATGAACGGGGCGACGACGCCCGCAAGAGCGGGCACCGTGAATTGGTCAATGCTCATTGAGCTTCCTTTCTTTTACTTGTTGTTAAGCGCCTGAACGGCGTCGCGGGAATGCTCATTCGCACCCCACGCGTTCTGTGCGGTCTGCCCGAGGGCGGTCAGCGTATGATCGACCACTTGTTCGATGTGATTGACCTTCTGCTCGAGGGCGTACGCGCGCTGAGCAACGTCGCCAAGGGATTGCAGCGTCAGGTTCGACTGCTCCACCAGCTGAACCAGTTGCTTTGCCTGCTCTGGAGTCAACTCCTCCACCTCCTCTCCGCCAACATCCGCGACCGAAGAATTTCCCCGCGTGTAATCAAGCTGGACGTCATGGTAAAAACCGGCCCAGCCAAGGTATATCGCGGTGTCGTCCGTGAACTCTGGGATCGAAATTTCCGATACCACCGGATGTCCACGCTCGTCAGACGAAGAGATAGCCTTCCCACCGCCAATGGAAAGCGCCACGTGACCGTAACGAGCATTCTTGCCCGTCAGCGCCCAGAACACTGGTACGCCAGCTGGCGGGTAGAAATCCCCCGGGTGCTTGTCCCTGGCGGATTCCCACGCGACCTTCGCCGACGGGTAAATGCTTTCAAGGTCGAGCGCCTGCCTGACGAAAGACTCGCACCTCCCGCTCCAAGCGGTAGACCCCTTCCACGCCTTAGCCCACGCGATCGCCGCTGCCGGGTCACGAGGCATGCTTGATCAGCTCCCCGACGTTCTTCGCCAGCTCCCCTAGAAGCTGATTGGCGTTTTTGAGCTCTTCACGGATTGCGTTCAGAGTGTTCTCGTTGCCGACCCTGGCGGCGTTGAACGTCGTCAGCAGCGGCAAAATAATATTATCGAGGGCGTAATCAAGCTTCCCCGCCGCCGAAGCCGCAATCTGAAGCTGCCGCGCCTGCTCGCTATTCAACTCGTCTTCTCCTTCCTGAAGCCCGCCCCGCGCGAGCTCCACAATCCCCGGAATCTGAGGCACACGCTCAGCCCCCGGGCAAACCTTCCCCGGCGCGCCAGACCACAGCTCACCGCCCGTCTGCGACACGCCCGCCGCTCGCTGCGACCGCGAAGCGGGCACACCAAGCGCATGCCAGCCCACGCCCCGCTCCGACGCCACCGACGAACCCATAGTCCGCAGCGGAAAGCCGTACCGCGCCGACGTCTCCCGCACAATCCGAGCAAGAGCCGAGACCTGCTGCTCAGTCCACCTGCCCGTCGCGCCGCCCTGCGTCTCCACCGAGATACAGCGAAGATCACCGCGCACCGAAGCCCACGAGATCTGATCAAGATCGACGTACTGCTCGACCGTGCCGTCCCGGCGCACGTACAGGTGCGAGGACGCCGCCGCCTTCGGATTCGAAAACCAGCCGTGCAGCGACGCCGCCTCACTCGCGGCGACGTGAAGAATGATCCCGTCCGTCCGAGAACGAGACTTGGGTGTGAAATTGATTTTGAGCGGCTTATGAACCGCCCAACCAAGCCAAAAACTCATTTTGTCTCCTCAGATCATCCAGTGCGCGGAGATGCGGATCTCGGAGGCGACGTCGTGCGCCTGGATACTGATATTCCCGTTCGACGTCTGTATCCACATGGTGGAATCAGCTCGGAACGGCGGCGTCCCTCCGTTGACGAACCGGGTGATCGGCGTGGCGTAGGAGCCGCCGTAAATGATCGAGGCGGGGATCCACCCGTTGGGGACGACGCCGATGTTCGAGGACTGCCCGGCGGGGATTGTCCCGCCGTTTTTCAGCACGCCATCACAGAACACGATTCCGCCGATCCTTTTCATGAAAACGCCAGAAACCGTCCACTGGTGCGTGAAAGGCAAGCTTCGCTGATCGACGAGGCCCGGCGTGAGCGGATTCCACGAGCTGCCGTCGTGCGCCCACAGCTCTCCGCGATCTGTCCGGTACACGTAGAACGGCGACGACGCCGAGACCGGAACCCCAGCGGAACGCGCCTCCGAGAGAAGCCGATTCTGCGCGGTCTCCGACGTCGCCGCCGTGATCGCGTCCGACGCCTGTATGAGACGGCGCACCGACTGCCGCGAGACGGTCTGCCCTGCCTCGGCGTTGATCGCCGAGTCTTTCAGGTAAATACCCATTTCAGCCTATCTTTTAGTGGTGTAATCGATGGTGAGGGAAAGCCCGTCTGGGCGGGACGTTCCGTACACGCCCTGTCGTTGAGGCCCAGAGAAGGCAAGCCCTCGCGCTTGCCCGGTCCTCAGGTCTTCCTTGAGAGCTTCTGGGAGCTCCCAGTAGGTCGTCGTCCCGGCGGCTACCGCCGGTGTGGAATACGCGTTCCCGTAGATATTCGGCATGCCGGACGGGGCGTCGCCGTCGCGGACGGCTTGCACGCTCAGCACGGCAGACGCGCCCTTCTCGGACCCGTTCGGCGTGATCGAGAGCGTCATGCGCTGGATCGACTCTGCATTCAGCGAGGTAACACCGGTGCCGTAGACCGCACAGCCGGTGAGCTGAACACCGCCTTGCACGCCCTGGTAGACGTCGCCGCGCCCCCCGAAAAACGAGGTGTTCCACGCATCCCACGAACGCCGGTCAGACCGGTACGTCCCCGACCACACGGGACGCACAAGCGCACCGGAAATTGAGCGCAGCTGTTCTATCGGCTTGTCTATCGCGTCCCTCTTCGCCGCCAGCAGGGAATCGTCGATCTTCGGCGCGCCTGCTGGGCCGAGCACGTGCACAGGACGCCCGGCTTGCACGAGGACCGTCACCGTCGAGATCCCCACATATGATGCCGGTTGGCACGGCAGCAGAACGGGATCGCCGCCGTAGAGGGATACCCACAGGGAAAGCGAACCTGGGCCGGTCCTCACAAGAACCGCCGTCGCCGTCGCCGACCGGTCACCCGCCGGTTGCGGAAGCAACGCCCCCGTCGACGCCTCCCGGATCATAGCGAGCTGATCCATTATTCCGCCACCTCCACTTCCACGGTCATGTCATCGTCAGCGAAAAGCGGGAGCTCGAATCCAGAGACGTACCCCCAGTTCTCAACCCCACCCGCCTTGATAGAGACCGGCGTATCAATCCACAGGCGCGGATCCGGTGCGCACGTCACCTTCCGCACGGCCGCACGGCGCATCGACGACGCGAGCATCGTCCGCGCCGTATAGAACGCTTCCTCGTAGTTCGTGATCAGCTTCGACGAGAAAAACTTGGGCACCCGGCCGTACGGGCCAGAGGCGCGCATCGGCCCGGTATCCTGCGACGCCGCCGCCTGGAAAGACGGCTTCCCGTCTTCCCCGTTCTCCTGCCCGCGGGCAACCACGATGTTGTAGACGCCCTCGCGCTTGTCCTCGTACGGAGCTCGCACAACCGTGCCGCCCTCGCCGTCCGCGAAATAAAGCTCCGGCTTGGGAACCTCAGGCAGCGGCGCGAGAAAAGCGACAACACCGTCCCGCGTCTCACGAAGCCTGGCAGGCCACGCCTGAGCAAGCTCTTTCATCGAATCGATCCGCGACTCGTCCCACGACATCGACGGCGTGCGCCGATTTTTCAAAGCCGAATCAATCAGATACGGAACGCCGACCGAGACAAGCCTCCCGACCTCCACATGCACCGAGGAATCCGGGCGCGTCGACGCCGGATAAAGGAACCGGTCTTCCGAGATCCGCCGCATCATCGACTCGCCGCTAACGGTAACGACCGCCCCGTCAACCGACCAGTCCGTCAACATGTAGCGGCCCGCCGAAAACTGCTCCTCCACACCCGAAACCGGATCCTTCACAGCAATATCGACCGTCAACTCCTGCCCATACCGGGCAAGCGGATGCAAAGGATCCGTCCCCGGATCCCACACTTTCCCCGACTGGTCCTTCACCGGAACCTCAATCGAGATCGTCCCCGGGACATCCCGCGACGTCGACCACGTCACCCGCCCAGACGACGCCGGAACAACCCCGTTATATTTACCGCCGTACCATGCTGCGATCGTGCAAGACCACTTCGCAGTAGTCGCCAAAGCACCGGCGACCTTAGGGTTACCCATTCCACTTGCCTTCCTCGAATTGCGTCCACGGCTGCTTCAAGTCCTCGACGAAGCCCCACGTGTACGAGAGGTTTTCGAGCTCGGTCCACGTCCCGACGCCGATCCGCGAATCCCAATCGCCGATATCGACAAGCCGCAGCTCAAGATCCCAATCCCGAACCGCCGTATCAAGATGCCCCGTCCGCCGAGACTTAATCGACGAGCCCTCAGGGAAAAACACCTCAACCGGCGGAATATCGCAATTCGGCACCTCACACCGAGCAAGATTGTGGAAAATCAGCAGCGGCTCATTCGACTTGAAAAGCGTCCGCAACGTCGACGTCCCCAACGGCGACGTACGCGCCGTCAACGCCATCACACCATCGCCAGCCGTCGGCTGAAGCCGCAAAACCGGACGCGCCCGCCCCGGAACGGTCGTCGCATGCGCTCGCGGTTCGAGGGTCATTTCACCGTCGCCTACCCATTTGAAATAGGCGACGGTGAGACCGTCCAGCGAGGAAATGACGTGCTCGAAGGCGTCTCGGCGCGTATAAGCCTCTTCGGACGCATAGTCCGTTTCGAGCTTATACGTGCACCATTTCCCAATTGGGCACATCGGGTCGGAAAACACTGCTGGCGTGTCTCCCGACCCTCCGCGCACACGCTGCCCGTCGCGCGTGAGCACCCAACTCCCGTAGTAGTTGACGCTGATGCGCACGCCAGTCCGCGTGCTTTCCACTGACAAGACGCTCAATTTCCAGCCCTTCCTATCCGCGCACGCCGCCGGTCATTCGCTTCGATACGCCCGTCGATGATGGGGACAAGCACCCCGCCAAGGTCGAGGCTTCCGGCGATGGTCAGCCCGGCGAGGCTCGGCGCGGCGACGCTCACGCTAGGCGCTCGAATCGACGAAGCGGCGACAACCGGGCCGCCGTCGGCGTACCCCCGCGCCTGCTGGTGCAGAGAGTTCAGGTAGGGGACGCCCAGCCGTTTCACCGCACGCTGGGAGAAAACGTACTCCCCAGCGTGCACAACTCCAGCGGGCTGGTATTTGCCTCCCGGCCCCGTGTAGCCGCCCTCAGCGAAGCCAAGGACTTTGCCGACGGTCGCCTTCACGTACGTCGTCACCTGCTTCGGGATCGATGCGAGACTTCCCATGAACCGGCTGATCCCGTCAAGAAGCGGCGTCGCCGAAAGCGTCGTGTTCTTCTTCGAGGGGATCCCCTCGATCGTCGCCGTGTAGCCCTTCGCGTTCGTCTCGGCTTTCCACTTGTCGAAGTCCGCTCTTGTGCGGACGTCGCGCGGGATCACGCCGTAGTCGGCGGCGAGGGCGATCGCGGCATCGCCGGTTATGCCCATCTTCCCTGCCTGATCAAGGAAATTGTTAGCTAGCTGGATTGCTTTCTGCCCGAGCTGCTGCGAAACGCTTCCAAGCGTTCCGTTCGCTTGCGCCTGGTTATACATGGTCTCAATGACCTTGTTCCCAGACTGGGCGAGCTCACCGAGCGCGGCTTTCTGCATGAGGGCTTGCGTCGCGGCGTCAGCGTGCTTGTAGGAGTTCTGCTGCAAGACGTCGCCGGTTTTCGCCAGCGTCTCCGCGTATTTCAACGCTGCCTGATCGGCGCTGATGTTGATATCGCCGAACTTCTGCATGACGTCCAGGTACGATTTGCAGGCGTCGGCGGCGGACTGCGCCGCGTCCTTCGCTTCGTTCATCGCCCCGGCGGCTTGCTTCTGCCCGTCGGCTGCTTTCCCCGTTGCCGCCGACGTCCCCTCGAGCTGATCGTTCAGCTGCCCCGTGAGGAGCTGTAGCTCGTTCGAGGAATTGACGGTAACACCCTGAGCGTTCGCCAGCGCGTGCATTTTGTCGACGTAATCCGGCATGACTGCCTTCATGTCGCTAAACGCTTGAGAAGTCGAACCGGCCTCTTTGTACATTGCGGCGAAGGCCGCGGTGGCTTGCCGGACGTTCGACCCGGCGAGATTAGACAACTGCTTGTCCAGATTCTCCAGCTGCGCCGAAACCTCTTTGAAACCGGTGGTATCGAAGAAGTTCTTGCCGAAGACCTTATCGCCGATGCTTGGGCGGGCTACGCGCATAAACGTTTCCGCGAGGTTGCCGAAACGCTCCGTGTTGATATCGCCGATATCCTTAATGAGCGCCTTGTAGTAGGAGCCGCCGCTCTTGGCGACGTTCGCAAGCTTCGACTGAAGCCTGTCCACCGAATCCACATGGCGATCAACCCCGGCAAGCGCCTTGCCAAGCCCGACGGCCGCGCCAGCAAGCGCCGTGAACCCGCCAAGGGCTAGCCCAGCCTTCGGCGCGAGCGACGCGAGGTGCGCCCCCACGGTTCCGGCGTTGTCGCGGATCGCGGCGATGCCTTTCGAAAGGAGGGGGATGTTTCCCTCGGCAATCTTCCCAAAAGCAGCCTTCACAAGTGACGCGCCGGTCTTGATCTTCTGGAACGCCCCAAACGCCAACGCGCCCGCAGTCACCAACCCGCCGATAGCGGCGATCGTCGTCTTGACCGGGCCAGGAAGCGAGTTGAACGCATTGACGAGCGACGTCAGCCCCTTCGCGGCTGTCGTGAGCATCGGAAGGAACGTCCCGCCAAGCGAGATCGCGAGCGTCTCGAGGGATCCCTTGAATTCCTCCCACGCGCCCTTGAGGTTGCCCATGCGGATGCCCGCCTGCTTCGACGCGTACCCCGACTCGTCGACTTCCTTCGTCCACTTCGAGATGCCCTCCGCGCCCTGCTGGTAGAGCACGTTGGCGGCGCGCACGGCGTCAGAGCCGAACAGCTGGGCTAGCGCGGCGTCGCGCTGCGCCGCCGTCATCCCGCTAAGCTTTTCCTTCAGCTGCCCGGCGAGGTTCGCCATTCCGACGATGTTCCCTGACGCATCGTACAGGTGCAGTCCGAGCTCTTTCATGAGCTGCGCCGACTGCTTCGAGGGATTTTGCAGCTTTTGGAGCATCGTCTTAAACGACGTGCCCGCGTCGCTGCCGAGAAGACCGGCGGACGCGAAAGCCGCCAGGGTGCCGACGGTCTCTTCAATCGAAAGCCCAGCCCCGGATGCGATCAAGCCCGCCTGGTTCAGGGCTTGCGACATTTCGTGCACGCCGCCCTGGGCTTTACCGGCGGCAGCGGCGAGGAGGTCCGCGATGTGCGGGACGGAGGATCCTTCGAGCTTGAACTGGGTCATGGCCGACGCCGCGGACTCGGCGGCCTCGGCGACCGAGATGTTCCCGGAAGCGGCAAGATCAAGTGCTCCGCGCAGTCCGCCGTTAAGGATGTCCGACGTCGAAACGCCAGCCTTGGCGAGCTCTTCGATGCCCTGCGCCGCCTCCGACGCCGAGAACGCCGTATCCGCGCCCGCCTTCAGAGCCGCCTCGCGAAGCTGCTCGATCTCACCGGAAGACGCCATCGTCGCCGCCTGTACGGACGACATTTTCGACTCGAAATCGGCGGCGGTTTTGATCATCCCGCCGAAAGCCGCAGCGCCGACCGCGCCGAAGCCGAGGGCAGCAGTCCCCGCCGTCTTCCACGCGATCGCGTTCTTCTCAGCCTGAGACTGATGCTCGGAAGCCTTCTTCGCGGCTTCCCCGCTGGACTTTCCCAGCCCCTCCATAGCCGTTTTCGCGGAGTTCGTAGCGCTCACAAGATTCGAGGAATCGCCCCGGAAAACAACCTTTACGGACCTATCGGCCAATTTGGCACCCCCAAACCGTGGTATGCTCCGCACATGGAACTCACCAACGACAAACTTGACCAGCTTCTAGCGAAGATGGATGAACAGACCGCGTACATGGCGTACGAGGTGCGCGCCCGCCGTATTTTCTTCTGGAAAATAGCGGCTCTGATCGGCTTCCTCGGCTTCGTTGGCGTCCTAGCCGCCGGGATCCTCACGGGAGCCTAGACGGGAACGCGCCCCTCGGCGACGTCCTTTTCGTCCCTCGTATCGACCGGGCCTACAAGCACGCCGGGCTCTTTGTCCTTCGCGTGCTCGTCCGACCATTGATCGAGGGCTTTGCGCACGTAGCACACGGTTTCCTCGGCCTCTATCCAGCCGTCGATATTGTCATTCTGCGCGATGCGGCGCGGGAAACCGCAACCGCACGGACAGAGCGCCCTCTCGTACATCGTGTAGGCGAGGGCGAGCGAACGGTCCGTCTCCGTCCACTCGCCGTTCCCGGTGCCGTAGATCGTCGACGGCGGGACCTTCCACTCCCGCGCCGTCTCCACGATTGTACGCACCCACCCCCAGCGTGGAAGTTCGAGGGCGATCGCTATAAAGGGAGCTCGACGCCGCTCTCCGTTTGCAGCTGCTTCCACTGGTTCATGAGGTTCGCCATCTGCCCCGGCGACTTCTCATTGATCACGGCGAGAACGTCGGCGGTGATCCCCTCGGGCTGAACAATCTGGGCTGCGATGATCTCCAGCAGCCCAGCCGTAGGCTCTTTGCCTTCCGCCGTGACCTTGCGCTGCATCTCGTTCAGCCACTCGGCGGAGCGCCCTTCGAGCACGACGTCGACGGCGCTGTCGGTGATGCGCTTGGCGACTTGGCGGCGGCGGGCGGCGACTTCCTCGATCTCGTCGCGGGAAGCGCCGGACTCGCGAAGCTCCGTCTCGCGTGTGCGTAGGACGTCGAGCTCGGCGTTCGCGCCAAGGTCGCTGTAGAGAGTGACCGCCCGGCGGAGCCGCGAGAGCCCATTCAGCCAGGCTTCGAGGTCGAAGCTGCGGGCGCGCTCTTCGAGATCCGATTCCTTCTCGGCGGGAGTCTTCTCGTCCAAGCTCATTTCGTCTTCAATCATGCGTGGTTCCTTTCAAGTAAGGTGGCGTGTTCCTAGCGAAAAATGGGTGCAGGCGAGGGAACACACAAAAACTCGCCCGCACCCGGAAGCGGCCCGTCAGGCCACGATCTTGCGGTCCTCGGCGGCGTCCGAGACCTTGAGGGGGACCGTCCGCTTGATATAGCCGGACGTGCGATCCGACGGCTTCTGCATCGCGTCGGTCGTCACAAGGTAGGCGGAGTACTCGTCGCCCTCCGCCCATTCCTTCGACTCCTCGGGACCCTCACGCTCGACGAGCACGAGCTCCGTGCCCTTCGCCTTGAAAAGCTCGAAAGCGAAGTCTTCGTCTTGCACGGCCTTGCCCGCATTGTCGAGGTAGCGGAAAATCGTCAGCTGCCCCTCGTACGTTGTCAGACCGGCAGCTTGTCCCTTGCCGATCTTGCACAGCTCGGTTTCCTCCACCGTATCCGAGCCGGACGCGCCCAGCTGATAGTCGGACTTGAGGATGCGGCAGGAGATCTTTTTCCCTGCCTTAATCTCCTCAAGTTTAATGTTCTTGATATCCTTCGGCGGCGTGGTCAGCGCCGTAAGGAGAATCCGCCCGTCGGCGAGTGCTTTAGGCATTTCAGCCCTCCTTTTCCTGTTCGCTCCACGGCGTCGGCGCGGGAGCCGCCGGGGTCTGCCCGGACGTCGGTTCGGCGGGCGCATCCTCACGGGTGAAGCCCTTCTTCAGCTCGGGATGATCGAGCCAGTGCTCGGGGATCCACTGAATATCCCCTGCGCTATTGCGTACGCGTATCACGTGCGCCTCCTATCTAGTCTTTTGAGTCCACGCCTGGTAGACGTGATCGAGGAATATCGGGTGCTGGGAGGTGCCCGGTATTTTCACTTCCGGGTCATGCGCGGCGGCGCGCACGTGTGTGCGCACGACGTCGACGATCCAGCCGGTTCCTGTTAGGCGCGAGCGGTCGAGGATTCGTTCTGTCCGTGCGGCGAGTGCTTCGACTTGCTGCCGTGTAGCGCCCACGTGCCGGACGGTGATTTCGTCGACGGCGTCCCGGTCGCAGTAGGTTCGCTCACGGGACGCTTCACCGGACGAGCCGAGCACCAGCAGGTAGGGGAGGGAATCGAGCTTAAGGTCTGCGCCGGTAGCGTCTGTGTCCCACACCTTGTAGCCGAGCGTGCGAAGCGCCGCGATGATTTCATCCATTGAGAAGCCCTTCGATCGCTTTCCCTACCCAATCCTCGAAATTCTGCGCCTCGGTTTCGAGCGCGCCTTTCGGGTCGGGCACGGTCGCGCCGCCGCCGTGCACGCCGCCGAAGTAGGCGATGTTCGCGAGGTTGCCCGCGCCTTGTTTGCGGGGGCCGACTTCGACGCCGAGCCCGCCGTCGATCACGTCGAAGCTTATCGACGGGGCGGCCCGAAAATGGCGTGAGCGCGCCATTTCGTCGCGCAGCTGGTTTTTGATGTTCACTCCGGCTTTTTTGATAGCCGGGCGGATTTTCTCGTTCAGCCGGTCGGGCACACGGGAAAAGACCACGGCGAGTTCGCGAACCTCGGTCAGATCGACGTCAACCATGCGCTACCTCCTCGACGGCGACGCGGTAAGCTGTCGCGTGAGATTTGTACGGCGACGGGACGGCGATCCTCACAACTTTTCCGGCGAGGTTCGGATCTATCTTGTCGCCAATCACGTGTATCTCGTCGCCCGGCTGCGCCTTGAATGCGCCGACGGGGAAGTCGGCGCGGAGGCGGGTTACGGTGACTACCGCGCCAGCGATATCCGGTTTCGACTCGAATGCCTCATAGGCGGCGATCTTCGCTTTGCCCTTGTAGACGACGGAGTGAGCACGGACGGCTTTCAGGGAGTTCGGGTCAATCGTCGTTTCCCCCGTGTAGCGCCTGACCTCCACGGTCGCGGTCATTATCTTCTCGGCGGCGCGACGCCCGCTTTCCACGGTCCGGCGGATCATGCGAAGCCGTCAATCGTCGCGCCCGGCTCGGTGAGCGGACCGCCGGACGTCCACCACTGCGGAGTGAGCGGGGCCGGGGAAATACTGACGCCTCGGGGGCGCAGCATCTCCCATTCCTCGTCCGTAATGTACAGGGACGCTTTCGCCGCCTCGCTCGAGAGAGTCTGGTAGAAGTCGTCGATCCTCTCCGAAGTCTTGCCCTCGGGGTTGCGGAATCGGCGGGCTACCGCCTCTTTCTCAACGAAGCGGAGAACCTGCTCGTCGAGCCCGTCGAGGCTGCCAAGGCGCACGCGGATGCACATTTCGACGTCAGCGAGCCAGGCGTTAATCTGCTCTTGCTCGAAGGCGTCTTCAATCGCGCGCCCTAGAGTGACTGTTACGTCATATAAGGTTGCGTGCGCCATGGCTCCTCCTACTTGGTCTTTTTGTCCTTGTCCGCCGCCGTTTCAGGCGTTTCGGACTTTTCGCCGTACCCGGCGGCGGGCGTCCAGCCCGACGTGAGGTACTGTTCGGCGATGCGTGCGTCGACGGTCGCGAGCGAGCCGGACGGCGAGATAAGATCAACCGTTTCTACGGGTTCCCTCACGATCGCCATCATGCACGCTCGAACTTTGCGAAGTGATCGGCGGACTGCATGACCCACCCGTACTCTGCCTCGGCACGGATCGCGACAAGGTTGTTCTCGAACAGGGAGACAAGCTCACTGCCGATCGTGACCGTCGCCTCGGTCGAAACGTCGAAGGTGATGCCCGAGCCGACGACGCCCCACGCCGCCTTCGACCAGTCGCCGACAAAGCCGACAACCTTATCGTGGCGGAAGTCCTCAGCGATGTAGGACGTGCGCCCAAGCAGGCGTCCCTTCTGGACGCTCGTCACGGTCTCGTCATAGACCGGATTCGCGAACAGCGGGCGGCCTTCCTTGTCCTTCGCATTCAGGAAGTCGACTTCCATCGTGTCGTCGAAGGCGAAACCCCGTGCCTTCTTCTTGTCGTTGACGAGAAGACCGATCGCGGAAACGCAATCGGAGTAAAGATCTGCGCCGAGCGTGATCTTCTTCGTCGTCTCCTCGAGGTAGTGGTCGAAGGGGCCGGTGCCCGTCCCGTCGCCGCCGACGTTGAAAGCGGCCGCGTAGTCAAACGCGCGGGCGAAAGCCTCGGAAAGAAGCTCACGAAACTTCTCCGAATATCCGCCGGGGTTGGCGCGAATGACCTCCGTCGACGTCACGCCGATTGCGGTGAGCTTCTTCGGCTGCATCTTGACGAGCCCGAGATCCATCTGGGTCGTGTGCTTCTTGCCCGCCTCAGCCGTCCAGTTCGCCGTGGGCTTGGTCGTGACCACGGGGATCTCGACGCCGGACGCACCGAGCGGGACCTGTTGGGCAAGTTGCATGATCGCAGACTGCCTGATAGCCTGATCGAAAATGGGCTTTGCCATTTCCGGCTTGATAAAACCAGTGAAATCCGTGGTCTTCTTTGCGGCGGTGATCGCCATTGTTTTTCTCCTTAGCTTGTTTGTGTGATGCCGAGAGCGGCGGTAAGCGCCTCAGTGAGAGGGTCGCCGTTGAGCGGCAGGTCCGAAGAGCTGCCTTGGGTCATGTCCGGGCGCATGCCGAGCGGCGTCGGCGCGGGCGGCGTCTCTTGCTGCCCGCTTGGCGTCGGTGTGGGAGGCGTGAAGTCCGCGAGGACTTGCTTCGCGGAGGCTTCCAGCTCTTCCTTGGTCTTACCCTGCACGTAGGCGGCGAGCCTGTCAGGCACTCCTGACGCGTGCAGGATCTCGCCCCGAAGGGCTTTCAGGGCTGAGGCGTCGCGATCCTCCGTGAGCTTTGATATTTGCTCGCTCATAGAGGCCTTGAACGCCTCAAATTCGCCTCGCATGTCCGCGAGGGCCTTCTCTGCGGCTTTGCGGGCGTCGCGCTCCGCGCTGAGGGCCTTCTTGCCGCCCTCGCCGAGAGTTTCATCCGGCGTCGCCGCTGCTGCGGCTTCGGTCTTTCCGTCCATGACTTTAGTCTCCTAATCGCTAGGGTTGATCCGTCCTTGGCATCGCGCTAAGGCGGAAGCTTAATGTGGGCGTTATCGCCCGTTTAGAGCCTTGTTCCAGGCTTTTCTTGCGCCCGCGAGCGAGCGTCCTTCGGGAGTGAACGAAGCCCCCGTCGTCTCGAGGGCGGCGCGGTACTCGATCTCGGCGCGGACGCGTTCAACATCCCTCAGAGGGCGGTCTACCGACCACGGGCGGACGCCCTGCCGTCGCTGTATAGCCGCCTCCGTATAGGGGTTCAGCCCAGCCTGAACTTCTTCCCAATCGCGTATAGCCTCGAACACTCGCCGCTCGGCGGCGGTCATCGTGTACACGGACGACGGGGTACGCCAGCCGTGCGCGCGGGCTTCCTCCACCGCAGCTGCCGCCCGCTTCCGAGATCCGCCGCGCCCAAGAGCTCCGAAGCCCTCACGCTGCCAGCGTATCGCACCAAGAGGGTTCCTTCCCCCGGGAAGAACGTAGCCGTGTTCGCGCAGCAGCCCGAGCGTTTCCTCGCGGGACAGATTGAAACGCTGCGCCTGACGGTAGATCCCGTCCGGCGTCAGGCGTCGCTGTCCAGGCTTGAGAAGCCGACGGGCGTTCCCGTGCTTCCCCATGCCCTCCGACGTGAAAATGCCGTTCTCCGACCGCCAACGCTTCGAATTGACCACCTGAGAGATATCCGCGCCGTCCCGAATAGCTTGAGCATAGTTTTTCCCGAACTGGCGGGCCTGCTCTGCCTCGCTGAGCGAGTCGAAATACTCGTACGGGTCAGAAATGAGCCCTTCGGCCCGTCCGCCGCGAGCACTCTTTTCCGTCGCCGGGACGTGCACGCAATCGCATCTCGGGTGCCTGAGAAACCCGGCGTTCCAGCGGTAGAAACGCCCAGCGAGGATCGTGCAGCGTGAGCACGACGGCGGGTTGAGCATGCGGACGTAGCCGACCGTGCGGCGGGCGGCGACGTCGATCGACGCGGCTTGACGCGCCGTATCGGAGACAAGGGTCCGTGCGATCACGTCGAGCGAGTTCCTGCCTCGGTTGAGCGCTTCCGACACGCCCAGCCCGTTCCCGAGAGCGCGCACAGCGTGGAAGCGGGGCGTCTCGAGAAGCCCTCGCAGGGACCGCCCGTCCGGGGCGACGCCGACAAGCGGCGCGGCCGTCGGGAAAGCCGTCGGAGGCACATAGTCGCCAAGCTCGCCAAGCGATTCCGCGACGTAGGACGTCCCCAGCAGAGCGGCTTTCGCCTGAGCCTCCTCGGCACGGGCGACGGCGACGTCGAGCGCAGCGTCCCACGACGATTCGAGCCTGTTAGCGGCGACGCCGCCCCACAGGCCCCGAAACGCCCTCATTAACTCGGTCTGCACGCTCAGCATCGACCGGTACATCCGCGACGTCGCCGCCGGTATCCTCGTCATTTGCTAGCTTCTCCATCATCGAATCGAGGGCGGGATCCTCAGCCTCGGCGCGGAAGTACTCGCGCTCCTGATCCTTGCGGGAGTCGTCCCAGCCGAGCTCGTCCCACGCCCCCTCACGGGAAAGAAGCGGCTTGCCGCCGGAAAGCTTTTGCACCGCGTCGGCTTTCTGCGCGTACGTCGGCGTTGCTGGGTCATGCCATTTAATGTTGACGAAACCGGCGGGGATATCTTTCCCGGCGAGCTTCGCAGCGAAGCGCAGCGCCGCCGAAAGTGCGATCCCAGCTTCGGCGTTGACGCGCTCAACCCGCTTGATGAGCTTCGCTTCCTCGGCGATGATCGCGCCTTCCGCCGGGGGATTCGCCGTGGTCATGCCGAAATAGCGGGCCGGGAATCCAGTCACGGAAGCGCACAACTTCCCGTAGGACTCAAGCGTCGAGTGGAAATTCTTCAGATCGGCGGCGGCGAACTGACCGGCCTTTGCGTTGGCGTTCGCGTGAGCGAGGAACGGCTGAAGGTAGTTGAACCAGCCGTCAAGCGAAGCGAAGTCGCCCTGCTTGATGCCGAAAATCCAGCGCTTAGGCACCGCCAAAGCCTCCACCGCGACTTGGAGGTTCGTCATCGTGCGCAGAGCGGCGTCCGTCAACGGGATCACGTCTGCCATCTCCGTTTGCCCGACGTACTCGCCGGTCATACGGCGATTAAAAGACGGGAAAACGGGGACGACGCCTAGCTTGTGGTCGTCGCGGTCTTCCTCGGTCCAGATTCCGCCGCGATTCCGAGCGATGACCGTGTAGTCCGGGGTGTACAGGGTGGCGATGTCCGGTTCCTCGGTCTCCTCGGACTTGAGGAGGCGCACGGCGTATGCTACACGCCGGTGGCGGCGGTCGATCTTCACGCACATTTGTGTGGGAGACTCGACTTGGAGGATCGGCGTCGACGGGTCTTCCTCGTTCGCTCCGACGGAAAGGAATCCGCGCCCGTAAATGAGCCGGTCGCGTTTCCACGAGGAGAGCTCAGATTCGAGGTCGTTCGCGTCATACAGGCGGCGCAGCGTGTCCGCCGCCCCTTCGTCTTGCGGTACAAGAATGGACTTGACGTCCTGCCGCTCCTCGATCGTGTCGACGACGACGCGTGGCCAGTTGATCACCACCTCGAGCTGGCGCATCGCCGCCGGGACGGCAAGTCCCATGTGGGCTAGAACTTGCCTACCAATGTAGTAGAGGCGGTTGCTGCGATCCTCCGGGGACTTCCCCGCGAGGAAAGCCAAAGCCTTCCTCAGCTTTTTCAGATCGTCGTCATTCAAAGCAGGCAAAGCCCCTCCTTTCACCAAGAAAACGTGACGATTCCGCCCGTGTCGGACGGATCCCAGCCGAGAGCCCGCATGTCTGACGCCGCCTCATGAGCGAGTACGTCAGCCATGGTGATGTCGATTTTCAAATGATCGGCGGGCTTCCCAAGAATGTATTTGTCGCCGGGCTTGGCGACCTTCCTCGCGTGCAGCGCGTGCTCCTTGGCCTGAGAATCGGCGTCATGCGTTGTCAGGCCCTCCCGCATATCCTCCGAATAGCGAGTGAGCGCGTCGAACATGCGTCCGATTTGATTCGTCGGCCACTGCACAACCACGTCGTCGCCGTAGTCGGCGGCCCACGCGTCGCATTGCGTCTCCCAATGCCGAGGGTCAACGTACATGCGTTGCACGTCATAGCGGGCGAAAACGTCAGCGACGCAAGCGTTCACCTCGCCCCGAGGGATGCGTCCGTCCGTCCACTCCGCAGGATTCCAGTAGGACGGGCGATCGTCCGGCCCGTACGGGATGGTGAAACGGTATCCGTCCGCCGTCTCCGCACGGAGCGCCGTCCAGTCACCGGACCGGGACCCGTCAAAGCCGAGGCAGATCTCGGTCCCTTCCGGCGGAAGCTCACGCTTGGCATCGGTGCGCTGATCGTACAGCTCTTCAGGCATGAAAGCGCCCAAGCCTTGGACTAGCATGTTCCCGAAAAACCGCTTCGCCTGAGCCGGATCGCTCTGCAAAAGCTCCGCAGACTCCGCCTCAACGTCGTCAAGCCCAACCCATGGCGAGCCTTCATAGACGTATTCGAGGATCTTCCGCCGGTCCGCCTTGTGGTCAAAATTCCACTTCGACGGCGGCTTCCTATAGAACCTGAAAATGTCCTTCGACCGAGACGCGAACGTCTGCTGCGCCGAAGAATTGTCCATCGGGTCCCACGGGTTCGTGATCTCCAGTCCGCGACCGCCCATGCCCGCGAGACCGCGCCGCATGGTGTCCCAAACCTTTTTCAGCTTCCCCGTGTAAATACCGGACTCGTCGGCAATCGCGAAATGAATAGGATTACCAAGCTTTGAATTCGGAGCCGAAGTGATCGGATCAATCCGCCCGTTGTTAGGAAGCCGAATGAAACCCTCACGGACTTTCATCTGCTCCTGCAACGGACCGCGCCGAACCATCTCCTGCAACGGGCGGTAAATATTGTCCGTCTGATCCTCCGACGTCGCAAGCAACTGTATATTGCTCATAGGACGAGGAATCCCCATCGGATCCCCAGGCTCATACACGAACTCGAAACCGCACGAGCATCCATGATCGGCGCAGCGGTAAACCTCACCGCCAGAAGCCCAGCCAGCGAAAACGCACGGACCGACCGCCTCAAAACACGCCAGAGACGCGCCCCAAGGCGACTTACCGGCCTTCTGAGGCCCAACCACCAGCGCCCGCCGGTAATGGAACATCGACGCGCCAGCCGGACGCTGAGGATTGAAAACCGCGCCCTTCTTCGCCCGGTAAAACGACGTCGTGCACCACAGCTGCCAACCGTCGTGCACGAACGGCTCGCCCATCGACCAGCCGTCCGCGACAATGCAATGCGCCTCAATCCAATCAGCCGCGAGGAAGCCAAGCGTCGGGAAATCCACCACCCAAGACGGCTCACCCATTGCTCACCAACCGCATCCGCGCACGCGAAGATGTCGAAGGCCTAGCCTCCTCACGCTTCACCTCGCGCCTATCCTCGTCGACGTCGCCGATCGTCCACCCATTCTCCCGCATCCCAGCAGGAGTCAACCCCAGCTGATCACGGAAACGATGCAACTGCCCGATAAGCGCCGCCGACGACGCCGGGGACATGTGCACCGTCGCCTCCACCATGCACATCTCAGCAATAATCGTGTGACGCCAAGACTCGCCAGCCCAAGCGCACGCCTGAGGAGACTTCCAATGCGTCTTCCACAGCGAAACCGCACGATCATAGAGTGGCGACTCCACCACAAGCCCATCCCTATCCCTCGGCTCAGGGATAGGGAACTTCGGAGCCCTGCCCTTGTAGCCCTCACGAGGAAGAACACCGAGCTTGATACCCCGCCGCTCCGAACGCCCCGACGTCGGATCCAACGAAGGGCCGGACCGGTTTCTCGCTCCGCCACGTGGCATCTTGCTCACCTCCTCGATTGAATGTGAAACTACAACCTTTTGAACCCTCCGCGCTCTTTTTTCACCTCACCGGCGGTGTGGCTTGGTGTGGTTTGGGGGCCTCCCCCTGGGTTTTTTCGTGTTGTGTGTGTTTGTTTTTTTTGTTTGTTGTGCGTGTTTTGTTTGTTTTTATTTTTTATTTTTTGTTTTTGCGCCTTTTGTTCCGCCTTTTGAGCGGTTGCATGTGGCGTGTGCTGGCCCTAGGTACCCGCCCCTAGTGTCGGTGTGGTCTAGGTCCCATGATTGTTGTGGTGTTATTGGTTGGTTGCATACGTTGCATGTCATGCTGCCGTGTTGTTGCAAGCGTGCTTGCCATTGTCTTCTTAGCGCTCTGTGTCTTGCGTTGTAGCCGCGCTGTGTGGGTGTGCCACGCCGTGCCTCGTACTCTGCCTGGTGTTGTGTGCAGTAGCGTTGGTTGTTGTTGATTAGTCTTGGGCATTTGCTTGCTGGGCAGCGTCGCATGCTCATGGGGTGGTGTGGCTCCCCTCTGCCCCGGTGTGGGGTGTGGGTGGGTACCGCAGTCCGGGGACAGGGTTATGGGATTGTGGTGTGTGTCCCCGACTGCGGAGTCTAGGTATGACTGTACCCGCCGGGTGTGGAGGTCGCCTGGCGGGTACAGTTGTTCGGTTAAAGTGTCTCACATTATGACGCGGTTGGTCAAGCTGCGGCGGGTGTGTCTTTTCGTAGGAGTGCAGAGCATTCTTTGAGGTTGATCTTCCCTCCTCGCACCTTGATCTTTCCCCTGTTGACCCATACGGCGATGCGGTGTGGGGTGATGTTGAGGATCTGCGCGGCCTGTGTTTTGCTGACCCATGTGTCTTGTTCGGCGAGCATGGCTCGCTGCGTGTCGAGCAGTCCGTCGTGTTCTGTGGTGATGAGCCAGGCTCGGTCGCAGGACGTGCAGGTCCACACGTCGGGTAGTCCGTCGTCGTCGGGTTGGCGGGTCAGTGCCCGGTTGCAGTATGGGCAGTGGCGGTCGCCGACGTCGGCGGACCATCCGGTGATCTTGGCGAGGCGTGCGTGCACGTCGCGGATGGTTTGCTCGGCGACGTCGTAGCCGGGCCATTGTTTCTTGGCCCAGTCGATGCGGGATGCGAGGTAGACGGATGCGGGGCCTTTCGGTTTCTCGCCTTTGGTGACGGCCCATTCGATGGCGAGGTCGTCTAGCGGGGTGAGGATGCCTCGGGTTTGGATTGCCTGGTGGACGATGGATCCTACGGGGTCGGGGGTGCCGTCGCTGCCGCCGCCTCCGTGTGCTGCGCCGTCGATGGGTACGGAGTGTAAATCGAGGATGGATGCTACGGCGTCGTGGAGGGCTCGTTCCATTTGGGTGATTTGGTGGAGGAGTTCTCGGATGTCGGGTGTGGGGTTTTCCATGTGGGGTGGTCTTTCAGTTGGTGGTGGTGGGCGACGGGGTAGTCGCCTCTGTCGTTGGTGCGTTGCGTGATGGTGGGGGCGCACCTGCATTCTTGTTTGCTGTGCAGGTGCGCCTCCCCGACTGGTACGAGATGGATCATGCCGACCTGTGTTTAGTCTTCGTCCTCGCGTGCGGTGCGGAGGTAGGCGTGGGCGAGTCCTTCGCATGCGTATACGGAGCCGCCTCTGGCTGCTACGAGGTCGTTGTAGGATTCGCCGTCGGCGTCGAGCCATTCGGCATCGACTAGGAAGACGTAGGATGCGGCTTGGCATCCGGGGTTTCTGTGTTTTGCTATCCGGTCGGCGAAAGCTTTCATTTCTTCGCCGTCTGGTTCTTCGATGTCGAAGTTTGGTATTTGCGCCGTCATTTGTTTCCTTTCTCGTAGACGACGCCGTCGCAATAGGCGGTGTCGCGGATTTCTTTGTGTATGGTGCAGTCGCGGATCGTGTCCTTGTCTGGTGTGTCGCAGAAGACGATCCCTACACCGAACGCGTAGACGAGGTATGCCCAGATGAAGAAGGGGGTAGCGTCCCCGTTGGTTTCGTCGTGCATTGCCGCAGCGAGTAGGAGGGCGACTATTGCTCCGCCTATGAGCCAGGCGACCATTAGCTTTCCTCCCCCTTGTCGTCGTCGGGTATCCGCCATTCCGGGTCGGATACGATAATGAGCCGTTTCTCTCCGGTGTTTTTGTTGATTACCGGTACGGTGTCTAGGCGCTGGGTGACGAGTCTTCTTGGGTTGGCTTCGCTTTGGATGGCGACGTCGACGTCTCCGCGTTCGTCGAGATCCTTCTGTAAGGCGTCGATGAGGGTTGATAGTTTCATTTGGAGCGTTCTTTCCAGTGGATTTGTGGGTGGTCTTCTAGCCAGTCATATATTTTGGCTTGGAGGTGGTCGATTATCGGCTCTTCGTCGGTGGAGAATAGTTCGATGAGGTCGTCGGCGGGGACCGCGAGGATCGGGGTCCGTTCGGTTAGATCGTCGTCTTCATAGCCCTGCAAGATCGTCCCGAAGTCAGACTTATCGGAGTCGAAGCACACTAGATTGCGCATGGATTTGGCGCATCCGATGCCGTTCAGGTTGGATTGCCTCAGCGAGTCGTATCCTCTCATCCAATAGTAGGCACCGGGTATTGCGCTCTCCCATTGCCGACGGGCGACTGGAGTGTCGGTGAGTGGGCCGCAGATTTGGAGAAGGGAATACCATGAGTATTCGTACGTCTCGCCGTAGTACTTCCCCTTCCATGTCCCATTGTTTGTTTTCTCGAACTTGTGTCCGGACTGGTCCCATACTGGCCCGTCTGGTTCTTTTGGGATGTCGAGTTGGTATTTCATTGTTGTTTTCCTTTCTTTGCTGACTGGTAGCAGTCATAGTGGTAGATTGATTGTCCCATACATGATTGGGTCCATGTGAGTGTGATGGGCTGTCCGCAGCCTGCACATTTGGTGCAGGCTGGGCAGTCCCATATGGGAGGGATTACGGTTTCCACCGGTAGTCCCGCTGTAGGTCGGCTATGGCTTCGATTGCGCTTGCGTCGTCGACGAAGTCGTAGACGGTGCCTGGCCCGGTTGCGGGCAGGTCGATATCTAGCAGGCGGCGGACGAGCTGCTCGTATTCGTCGACGATTTCGAGGGTGCGCCTGGCGCATGCGAGGGCTCGATCGTGCTCAGGTCTGATCGCCCGCAGACTTTCCCCGTATTCGACGGCGCGGCGGAGCTCGGCGCGCACCTCGGTTACCGTGATCATTACTTCTCGGCTCCTTTCGGGTGGAGTCGGAGGGGCTCTTCCTCGCCGCAGTCGAGGCAGCGGATGAGCGTTTCCTTGTGGGCTGGGATTGCGCCGTGACCGGATACTGCGGCGTCGGGGAAGTCGGAGATGATTTTGTCGACGGTGACGCAATTACGGGTATCGCAGGCAATGCACCGTGCTTCGGGTAGTGGTGTGGCGACGTCGCCGTTCGCGAGCGTGATGTTCGCTAGTTTCATTTCCCAGTTCCTTCTTTCGTTTTGGTAGTGGTTAGCGGCGTGTCAGGTCGCGTTGAATCGCGGCGAGGTTCGCGAAGCCTTCTTTTACATTGTCGAAGGTCCAGGCGTAGCCCGGCGATGGTAGTTGAATGTCGAGGATGCGACGGGCTAGCTCTTCGTATTCCTTGTTTCCGTACTCGTGGAGGGAAACAACGATTGCTTCACCTCGCTTGTAGATTTTCCCGGATGCGGAGGTGAGGCTTTCCCCGTCGACGGAGGTGAATAGACCTTTGAGGCGGAGGGGGTCGTTCCCGTCGTCGAGGATGTCGATCTCGGCGAAGTAGGCGTGGTTGGCGGCGACGTTCTTCCACGTGGACTCTTGGGGTGGGGCGTCGTAGAGGGTGCCTTCCGATTTGAGGAGGTTTCTCCACCGTGTAGGGCACATGTCGTCGGGGCCTACTAGACGCCAGAAGCCGTCGAACCAGCGTTCCCATTCGCGGCCGCGCCCGTCCCAGAGGCGACCTTCGGGTTCGTCGGGGAGGATCATCGTGTATTCCATTGTAGTTTTCCTTTCGTGTTGGATTAGTTGTCAGTGTCGGAGGTGGGGAGTTTGGCTCGTGCGGATTTCAGTCGCTCTGCCACCCGGGCTTTTTGTTCCTCGGTGAGGTTGACGGAGCGTTTCGCTCCGCCGGTCGGGGTCCATCGGTTGCGGGGGATGGTGAAGATGCCGTGGGCGTCGGTTCCGCCGGGTTTTTCGGTGAAGCGGTGGTCGCGGCGGAGTTTGCCGAGGTAGCCGCGTTGCCAGGTTTCGATGGTGACGAGTTCGTCGCCGTCGCTGGTGGTGATCACGGTCTCGCGCTCGTAGGGGCCGCTTGCGGTGTACTCGTCGCCGCTCACGTCCACGCTACGGGCCTCTTCGTTTTGCTCAGCTGTGGGTTTCGAGGTGGATGTGGTCATTCTGGTCTCCTAGGTTGGTTGCGAAAAGTTTGTCTCTGAGAGCCCCTGTAGTTGCTTAGAACGGGGCTTTGGATTGGTCGTAGCCGCGGGGGCTGGGTTGTCCCCATTCGCCGGGCAACGCCTGTGCGGCGTTCTGAGGGGCGTTCCCGGCGCTGTTGGCACCGGGGTACCCTCCGGGCCTGTTCGTGGCTGAGAACGGCTCCTGTGAAGCCTGAGGGGCGTTTCCGGGGCGGGGGACGATGCCGAGGAACTTGGCTCGGCGGAGGGTGAGGGTTTCCCTGCGTTGCCCGTCGGTGCCCTGCCAGGCGTCGAGGGCGAGGGTTCCGGCGAGGG